GTTCGTCGGCTAACTGCTTTTCCAGTGCTTCCAGTTCACGTAACTGAGCTTCTACTTGTCTTGGCAATGCCATTCAATTCTCCTTGGGCTCCAACTCTGCTTAGGGCTCCTACTTCGGTCTGCCGTCAACATAATGGTTTGCTCGGATTTACAAAAAATACGAATCATTTGATTCGCTCGAAAACCTCTGACGATTTTTCAACCGCTTCGAGGAAATCTGATAAGGCCTGAGCCTGACCTTGAAGCCGGTACAGTCGGTGTTGTTCTTCTACAACAACTAAGGAAAGTTTAATTTCCTCTAGCTTTGTTTTGAACAGCGCGAGTAGCGGCTCATTTTCTTGCAGCTTGCATCGTATTAACGTTTGCATGTGCTGCCGGTCAGGCTTTTGGCCTATAAAAATCTTCATGTGTTGATTCTATACAACAAATTGGTAAAAAGTCAAATACCGTTTGGTCTTGCAGAAATCATATTACCTTCACGGCCACCCACTTGACTGCCATCAGGCAACATATTCTTTGGGGCTGGGCCTTGTGTCATGCCGGGAGCGCCGCCTTGAGCAGCCCCTTGTAGCTCGCCCATCATGACATTTAACTGCTCTTGCAGTTGCGCGTTTTGCTGCTGCAAATTCTGCATAGCTGTCAAAGTTTGGCGATCAGGAACAATACGATTCACATTACCGGTCAAATTACGGGCCTGTTCACGCAGTAGTTCAGCAGCGCCGTCCATACCAACGATCTGCTGAGCCACAGGGCTATTCAGAACAATCTGTAGGAACTCATTACGGCGCACTGCCTCGGCTTCCTTGATTACCAAGCTAGTAGCCCCCTTGGCGACAGCTTTAACGTCTCCAATGAGGTCTGGGTCTTTGCTGTAGCGCAGATTGTCTTGGTACAGGCGCTCAATAGACGGCACGATAACAGCGCGGTCGATATTGCTGATAACCTGCTTGATACCCTTGCCAGCGTTCGAGATCAGCATGGACAAGCCAGACGACGTACGGCCAGCGCCCGGAGAGCTTTCTCCGGTCATATACCGTGGAATCATGGTGTCTTCGTCTGCACGGGCAGAGAATTTCTCAAACACACCCATCAGTTCGTTGGCGTTAGTGCTAGGCTGAAAGAATGTCAGTGGTTGCGAGCCGTCGTTAAACTCAGAACTCTGGAACTGCCAAATCTTCCATGGGTACATCTCTGTAATATCTTCGCCCGGTGGAAGGCGTGACACATTGACGCTAACTTGCGGCCCAGAGCTAATACCCATGTTATTAGCCAAACTGCGAGCAGCGGCGTTAACCATGCTTTGAGAATCACGGCATAGGTCAGCTACACCTTTACCAGCGACAGCGCCGGGGACTTTCTCATACGAGGTCACATAGTATGGTTTGCGGCCCAGTTGGTCATAGTTCAACACAGCGCGGATAACAGTAGAGCCTACGAGCCACACTTCACACGGGTAGTTGAGGTCTGGGTCAGGAATCTCTTTAGCCGACAGCCCCCAAGTCAACAGGTCTTTGCCCTGCACGCTGTCCCACATCTGTAGCGCGTCAATCAGGTCTGTCGTAAAGATAGTCTGCGTGGTGTCTTTTCCTTCGGCAACAGACTGAGCGCTGTCTGTCCAGAGCCACTCGTTTAGATTTCCAGACTCAAACGAATTAAGAACGGAACGAATGGCATCGTCGTTATAGCCGGGAACACCAATAAGCGCCTGTAGATCATCTCGCGTCATGCGATGGCGCTCTACGATAAAGCCCTCTTGAATATCTGAACACCACGGTGCCCAGTACAGCATGAAGGGGTCAACGCGCTCCCACTCATTGCGAATCTCTTCAGACGGAACTAACTCACCGTTCTGCCAAGCCAAGGTCTTGCGCTTGCGCTTAACCGGCCCCTTCATCACAGCGTACGGGAACGTCACAACGTCGTCCAAGAACGAGTTCAGGGCATCAGTCCAACCACCTTCAATAAGCTGGTCTTCCATCTTCAGTTCCATGCGGTCAACGCGGTCGTTGGCCTCTTCACGCAGTTTGCGCATCGCTGCGTCTTTCATCTGCATGGCTGCGTCACGAAGCTGCACTGGGTCTGCTGGCCCCATACCCTGCTCCATCTGCGCCTGCAACTGCTGCTGCATACTCGCCATAAGTTCTTGTATCAACTCAGGTGGAAGTGTGGGTTCTGGCGTAGCCTCAAGACTCCATGGCCTATCAGAGCCAATACCGAGCAAGGTATCACGCAACCAGCTGGTAGCAGCGCGGCACTTTACCGAGGTCAGCTGGATATAAATCTCAGAGCCGCCTTGTCTTTTAATCTCAGCGAGTTTGTCGGGGTCGTACTCACCATTGCGCTGACGCAAACACTGGAGCATGCGCTCCTCAATTGTTCGCTTAGCCTCACGGGCAGATTCCCAGCGCTTGCGAGCGTGAGCAGCTAAACCCTGAATGACAGGCGTGGCCTGCATATCAGAATTACGTTTCTGGGACTCTCGTTCCAGATCAGAACTACGAGCGACGGGGATAAGCGCGATGCCTGTTGCCATAGTGGCTCCAAGAATAAATTAAATTTGATTGTACCCTTACAGGAGTGCTGGTCAAGTATAGGCGTAGCTGGACTTCTTTATTTCCCGCTTTCCCTGCTGCAAGCCAAACCCTCGTATATTCATGTCGATCACCGCGCACCCATACTGATTGGCGTCGTGAACGTGTGACCACTCGTTCTTGTCCGGCTTGTCTTCCATCTCTCCACTCTTCTTTACCTTGTACCGATAACCCGATCTATACCCCTTGATGAGCATAGTGCAGCGCGGGTCGATGAGATACATGGCCTTGCCTTCTAGCTGCTGAGTGAGCAGGCGCTCGACTGCCGCGATGCGTTTGTCAGGGTCATTGGTCGGCGGCTTAACACATTTAAAGCCTGCGTTCTTAAGCGCGTCCACCAGCGTCATCTCGTTAAGCTGCTGCTTCATAAACCCCGCTGGGTCAGGCGCAACGACGAACTGATACCCTTGGTAACTATTGGCGATGTGTGGGTTAAGTTTCGTGGTAATAAAAGTCTCGATACCCATGTTTTCGCTGGTAATCTCACTAAGCACCAGTACCCGACCGCGCGGGTCTCGCTGCATAAATACAGCCGATGGTGTGCGCCCAAAATCCAACCCGATCGTTATCGGATAGTCGGCGTTCTGTATCGGCTTTATATTTTCTTTGGCAACGTGAAAGTCCGAAGTAAACGTCTTGTCGTACACCGGCAACCCCGAGAGGCTCTTACCCCATTTACCGTGGATATACACGTCGACCCAGTCCTCGCCCTTGCCCTCCATCAAGTCCTCGTAGTAGTGCGACGGCAAGTGCTGCACCCAGTCGGCCTCCTCCGACATACCTGACGGCTGTATCGTGACATGCACTTTTTCTGGGTCTGCGTTGGTAAGGTACTGTTCCCAGTGCGAGTCAAGGTCTGGCGGATTCGTAGCCCCCCAGACTTTTTTCATCTGGTTACCCTCGTCGTCGACACATCCCTGTACGGGATTACCCTTATCGTCAACCCCCCACTGAGTGCGGTGCGGCACCATCATCCCATTAGGGTATCTACCTAGTCGTCCGGTCAGCGCGTCGAACACGTCCGAGTTGATCTCCCGCACCTCGTCCACCATGGCAAAGGACAATTGCAGCGACAGGAGCCGCCGCACGTCGTTGGCATCATCCAGCCCCCGAAACAGCACGTCACACTCCACGTCGTCAAAGCGCAAAGTAAAGCGGAGTTCCGTGCGGTGGTAAATACCAGCCTGTCCCTCTGGGAAAAGCGCCAAGAAGTCTTTGATGGTCGAGTCCAGCAGCATCTGCCGCGTGTTCCGCACAACTGCACACCGAGACCTGCGAATACCATCTGCGCATGGCGCAACCTTGCGAGCTTCGATCGGTATCTTCATGAGGGACGCAGTTGTCTTGGTGGAGCCCACGGGCCCTACGATGAAACTTTGAAATTTGTCGCTAAGAATATATGGCGTTACGCTAAGCACCGGAGTGTAGTTAACGCTCATAGGTAGTCATCCCCTGCATACTCGTATTCGTCACCCTCTGTCAACAATATCGGCTCTTTTTGCACGACATCTGTGATTTCAAGGGTAGTTTCTAGGGTAGTTTGGGGGGTCTCTGCCTCCAAAACCAGTGTTTTTGATGCTGAATTGGGGGTGCTCGGCAGGTTAATAGTGATCGAAAAACCCGGCCCAGCAGCGGAAATTCCGTTGTTTTTTGGCTTCAGATCAGCCCAATCGACCAGATTTTCGATCATTTTGGCCCTTGTAGCGGCTGGAACGTCGGGGTCTTTAGCCATGTGATACGCAGTGGGGAGTAAATCCTCTGCCAATACCCTGCTTTTCGCGGCAAAAGAGAACCCGTTCTCCTTTAGCTCGGTCGTGTACGCGTCCAAGTAGCGTACGTACTGGGGATTTGCTGCTATTTGATCGTATTCTGGTTGCGTGAGTCCCTCTCCTGCAACAACACTGTAGATTGGCAGCTTGGCCCCTACATTGTTTCGCGCTATGGATAAAGCAAGTTCACGCAGCAGCTGATCTGAATTGATTGAGCTATGCATTTGCCGAATGTACCACAGGAAAAAAATTTTGGGAATGCTTTTATG